CGGCGGCTTGCCCGGGCCGGGTGGCTCGGGCGCCACGACCACCACGGCGGGATCGCCCTCGCCATCCGTGTCGGACGCGAGGATCACATCCGGGTCGTCGAGGAGGACGGCGGCCGTCTCGGCGGTGACGTCGAAGGTCTCGCCGGGGACCACGCGCTGTCGCGGGCGATCCCCGTCCTGGAAGGTGAGCGACCCCCCGCCGCGGAAGCGGAGGGTCACCATCACGGTGCTCATCGCTGCGCTCAGGCCGCCAGGCCGTAGACGTCGGCGACGGCGTCCATCTCCTCGATGATCATGTCGTCATCGAGGAAGATTGCGTAGAACCGCATGTCCCGCCGGATGGCCTCGCGGCCCTCGGTGGTCTTGCGGCGCCGGATCTCGCGCGTGTTGATCGCGATGAAGTTCTGCGGGTCGGCCAGGAGGATGCGGTTGTTCGGCAACGCCGACACCTGCTGGACCTTGATGCCCGCGATCTGCGTGAGGTTGCCGGCGATGAGCGCGGCGTCGCCGGCAGCGGTCTCGCGCTCGGTCAGGTACTCGATGTACCGGCTGATGTTGGTGGGGCTCATGAGCCACCGCAGCCGATCGGTCGCGTACTTGTTGGGCAGCGCCTGCACGGCCGCGAAGAAGTGGCCCTTCGCGATGCTGCCGCTGTTGATCGACCCGCCGTTGACCCGGTGCGCGCCCGAGCCGCCCGCGGCGATCTGCTTGAGCCAGCCGTCGTTCTGGGTGAGGAACGCGGCATCGGCGGAGGTGTCCGCGGTGTCCGCGTTGAAGTGGAGGTCCTCGAGGTCGCGGCCGACCTGGTCGGTCATCAGGCGGGCGAGGTGCTCCTCGTAGCCCTCCTGCTCGATGTTCTCCTGGTACACCTCCTCCTCGACCTCCCAGTCGAGGCGGCTGGCCACCGTCTGGTACGCCACGTCGGTGTGCATCGCCTTGGCGAGCTGGGCGTCATCGACGCCGGCGGTCTTGCGGCGCAGCAGCCGGCGGCCGATGCCGATCTTGGCGATCGTGCCCGACTTGGCACGGCGGGTGACGTGGCGGCAGAGTCCGTTGAACTCCGTCGCCGTATAGACGGCGTCGAGGAACGCCGAGGACTGCTCGGGGGCCAGCAGGCCGGACTGAGCGATGAAGTCGCTCGTGCCGACCGGGCCCGCGGCCTTGCGGAGGAGCTCCGCGTTGGACATGCCCATCGGTGGGGTCTCCTGTGCTCTCGGGTCCTGGTGGCTCAGCCGTTGTCGGCCGTGCGCACCCACTCCACGAAGGCGCGAGCGCGCCCCGTGGTGCCACCGGAGGCGCCGGGCGTGTAGTAGACGTACACGTCCTGCGCGGCGGCGAGCGCGGGGAAGGGCTTCCCCGGCGTGCCCTGGGCGTAGACGCCCGGGGTGTTCTCGGTCACGGTGTCGACGTAGTCGTCGGCCGTGCCGGCGGCGATCGCGCCGTAGCCGAGGGTGAGGAGGTTGCTGGTGCCGGCGTTGAACGCCTGCAGCACCTCCACCCAGGAGTTGGTGATCACGGCCCCCGCGGGCAGCGTGTCGATGAGGACGCGCTTCGCGGCATCGCCGATGACGATCTCGGCCTCGGAGACGTTGACCGCGCCGGCCGAGCGGCCGTGGTAGGCGCGGGTGCGCTGCTTGTCAGGCATCGGTTGGTGCTCCCTGTGATGGGTCCTGGCGGTCGGGGATCAGTCGAGGATCCCGGCGAGCGCGCTCTTCTTCCGCGGCTCGGCGCCGCCGTCCTGGCCATCGAGGGACTTGCGCACGGCGGCGCCACCCTCCAGGCGCTCCATCCGGTCCGAGAGGTGACCGATCGCCTTCGCGATGCCCGCGAGGCTCACGTCGCCGTCCTCGGGGTCCTCGTCACCGCCCTCGTCGGGCTCCCCCTTGGCGACCGGCGCCGGCGCGGGTGCCGGAGCGGGCTGGGCGGCCATGCGCTTCTCGACCGCGGCATCCACCGCGGACTCGATGTGCGGCTGCAGGGCCTTCGCGAGCTCCTGCACATCCATGTCGACCTCCTGGGCGTCATCGCCCGTGTCGGTGTCCTCGGAGCTCGCAGGCTCCCCATCGGCCATCGCGGCGGCGAATGCCGCTCCTGCCTTCGTCAGCTCGTCCGCGCGCTCCGTCGTCGCGCCCGCGGAGGCCTTCCGGACCAGCGCCTCGATGGCGCGGGTGGAACGCGGGGTGTCCCGCTTGGCGATCGACGCCGCGTCGGCCATCTCCGAGAGCAACCAGGCCTTGAACTCGTCGAGGTTCTGGGCGACGAGGGCCTGCTTCTGCTCGATCGAGAGGTCGGCGCCGCTGGCATCGGTGGCGTACATCGCCGACCACAGCGCGTCCTCCAACGTCCACCACGAGTCGTACAGGGCATCGCTGAGCTGGTCGCCGGCGAGGATCGCGGCGAACGTGCGCGCCTTGGCCACGTCGATCCGGTCCTCCTCGACGCGGAGGCCGAGCGCCTTGGCGACCATCGAGAGGAGACCGCGCTTGGCCACGACGGGCTCGGCAGCGTTGCTCTCGTCCCAGAGCTTCGCGAGGTCAGCGATGTCGGCCGCGTCGGGTGCGTCGTCACGCTTCAGGACCGCGAACGGACGCCCGTTCGCACCCTTGTCGACGAGGGCGACCCTGTCGATCGCCATGTTGGTCAGCCGCTGGCCCATCAGGAGCCTCCGTAGATGCGCGTGCCTTGGCCGCCGACGCTGAACGCGGCGAGCTCGCCCTTGACGATCCGGTCCCAGAGGCCCTGGTCCGGGTAGTGCATGCCCATGACCCACGAGCCCGCCTTCACGATCTGGTCCCCCAGCTGGAACTCGACGGGCGCGATGAAGGACTCGACCGGGTAGCCCGCCTGGGTATCGCCGTCATGCATGAGGTCACCCCAGCCGGTGCCCTTCGCGACCTCGGCCATGAAGCCGTGCGCGGCTGCCTCCACGTCCTCCGCGGCGTACCAGTCGCCCTGGCTGTCGGGGTCGTCGGCACCACGGGGCTCCAGCACGACGCCGTAGGCGATCTGGCGGGCCTCGTCGGCCTTGGCGATCCGGGTCTCGACCGTGAAGCGGACGCTCATCGCGCCACCACGGCGGCGAAGGCGCGCTGGCAGTTCGGGTGGGCGATGGGGCTCGCCATCGCGTCGTCGAGGGTCCAGGTCTTCCCGTTCGCCTCGGCGCATGGGGCATCAAGGACGCCGTCGAAGACGGTCACCTCATCGACCAGGCCGCTCTGCTCGTAGGCGATGAGGGTCGAGCGGTTCCAGTACACGGCGGACTCGGTGAGCGCGATCATGTGGGCGCGGCCCGTCGATGACCCCCATGAGCGCAGGAGCCCCCCGAGACCGGGGAAGCCGTCGGCCTCGACGCCGGCGACGAGCTCGGCCATGGAGTAGCCCCGCTCGGTCGCGATGTCGACCATCTCGCGGATGAAGCGGCGCGAGGTGTCCGTGATGCCGGTGACCCGCTGGGCTACCTCGGCGAGCATCTCGCGCACCCCCGGGCTGGACACATCCCAGGCGAGGTCGATGGCGAGCTGCTCCGACGCGGCGCCGACGCCGGCGACCCCGATCGAGGCGACCCAGCGGAGCAGGAGCGCGCGCAGCTCGGACTCCTCGGCGGACCAGTCGAACAGGTCGGGGTCCCACAGGGGCTCGATCGCCTTGGTCACCCGGAGGGCGATCCGACCCGCCTGGGCGTCGAAGTACTCTGCGAGCGCGGCCATGAACGGGCCGATGATGGTCGCGAGGTAGGCGTCCCGGCCAGCGACGGTGTCGGCCATCGTGGCCTTGACGAGGCGGTTGCGGGCGAAGACGAGCATCTCGTCCACGACGGGCAGCAGCTCGGCGGCGGTGGTGGTCACGCTGCCACCCCGGCGATCGCCTCGATGCGCTTCCGGATGGCCGCGAGCTCCACCACCTCGGCACGCCAGGCCTTCGCGATCTCCTCGTCCATGACGGGCATCGCGGGCGCCGCGGACGAGCGCCCACCCGGGGCGAGAGGGACGGCGATGTAGTCGTCACCACCCGGGACCCCCTCGGGACGCGGGTCGTAGCCGAAGAACTTCGCGTTGTCGTTCGGCGTGACCACGCCGAGCTCGTACAGGTCGCGCGCCTTCTTGAGGTCGGAGACCTCGTTGCGGACGTCGAGCTCGGCACACTTGAGCTCCCAGTCGTGGATGTCCAGCCCCTTCGGGCCGAGGAGGGCGCGGTTGAGCCGCTGCTCCCACGTCTCCTGCCGCGTCTGGACGACGGAGTCGTTGTAGATGCGGGTCATCTCCTCGGCGACATCGCCACCGAGGGAGCCCACGATCGGCCAGCCGACCCGGTAGGGCGGCATCCCATGGGCGATCAGCACCTCCAGCGCGTTGTCCTGGCGGTACTTGATGTGGGTCGCCTCCTTGGTCTCGACCGAAAGGCGCTCGAAGCGGAGCTTCGGCTGCATCGACTCGTCGCCCGCGGCGGCCGGGATCGGGATGACGATGGTCCGGCTGGGGTCGCCCTTGATCTGGCGGAAGTGGTCGAGGATCAGCTGCTCCAGGTCGGGCGTCAGGGTCGCGCCCTCGATGACGACGGCGTAGGAGGGGACGGCAACGTTGTCGAAGAACCGGAGGTTGAACTCCGCCTGTGCCTTCCAGCCCGCGATGGCCGCGAGGGCCGGGATGTGGTCGGGAGCGCCGTAGAAGCTGCTCCGCGGGGTGTGGTTGCGGATGACGATCAGCTCGTTGCCGGCCTCGTCGATGCCGGCCTCCCGGTCGTCCCAGGCGCCCGACTTCGCGTGCACCGTCCCCTGGACGCCGAACCGCTTGAACCACGTGGTCTTGCCACCGCGCTTCTGCGCGAAGCGCTTGCCGTCGGCGTGGGCGCGCACCGTGTGGCCCGGGACGTACCAGAGCCCGGTGAGCAGGCCGGCGCGGTCGCGCGCGACCTCGATGACGGCCCAGCCGATCCCCTCGAAGTCCTCGTGGGCCTGGGTGAGCCGCTCCTTGAACGACTCGTCCCCGCGCTCGTCGTCCTCGACGCGCTGCAGGAACTCGTGCCAGCGCTTCTCCTCCTCGGTGGAGGGATCCGCACCGTCCTCGACCTCCCTGGCGCGCAGCGTGATGCCCCGGCCGAGGATGTCGATGGCCTTCTGGCGCACGCAGCGGCCGTGGAGGCTGTTGCTCTCCTGGGTCGACAGGAGCGAGTCGAGGTCGTACAGCGGGCGGATGAGCCCACCCTCGGCGCCTCCGGCATAGGAGAACGGATCCTCGGGGAGCTGCTGGCTGGGACGGTCGGCAGCCTTCCGAACCTGGGCGGAGCCATCGCGGCCCTCGATGATCCAGGCGCGGTCGAGCACGACCCCCTTGGTCTCGCTCATGCCGCCTTCCTCGCGGAGGGCGGCACATCGAGGGTGACCGCACCCGGTCGGGTCCGGACCTGCTGGGCGATGCCGATGGCCATGACGTCGTCGTCATGGGAGCCCTCCTGAGCGCCCGGGCGACCGTTGGCGTCATAGGCGAAGGTGCTGAGCTGGTCGAGCGTGCCGGCGTCGTGGATGGTGATGCCATCCGTGCGCAGGGCGACCTCGAGCTGTCGGACCAGCACGGGCCGGGAGGACGGCGTGGTGAGCCAGCCGAACCGACGCTTGGCCCCCGTGCCGGCCATGCGGACCTGCCGCCATGGCGCATCCATCGGGCGGATGCGGATCAGCTCCTGGATGACGGCGAGGCCGTGATTGTTGCGCTCCACGGCGACCAGCACCGGGGTCCGCTCCCGCTGGGTCGCATGGCGGCCGTACTCGGCAGCGGTGGCGGCGATGCGCTCCGCGAAGCGGTCGGTGGCCCAGCGGCCGCGCAGCTGCGCCACCTGCTCGCCCGTCTCGGCATCGAGCACGCACGCCGATGACCAGTCCGATGTCTCCAGCCCCTCGCCGACATCGGCGCCGAGGATGTAGGTCCGCCCGGGAGCGGGGTCGGCGTAGACGACGAGGCCGTGGATGCTGCCGTGATCACGGCCGCGGACGATGGGCTGGCGATTGATGTCGTCGGGGGCGAACACGACGTGACCGGTGGCGGTGATGGCCTCGATGTCGTCCCGCGGGTACTCCTGGGTGAACTCGGCGTCGGTGAGCTCCGACTGGGTCGCCCGGGTCCGCGCCCGCCA